TATTTATCGTTGCAATGTGTATAGCCAATTCTGTATTAAATGCAGAGTCTGCACTTGATCTTGATGAATTATTATTGACAAAATTTAACACAGCATCATTCATATTTTGTTTTCTTGTGTTTAGTACATATTCACCCTCGCCCAATATACCGTTGAAGAGTTTACTAAAGTTGTCTTCTGTCCCACCTGTCAGAGATTCGCAAACCGAATTATATGTTTTTGCAGTTCCTATCAAACCATTTATTCCTGGCTCACCACTTGGTCCTGCGGCACCAAGAGAAATACCAGACAATCTTTCAGCATGAGAAACAAAGGAGTTAAGGTTGGTTCTCAGTGCCACCATCGCTCCGGTGATACCGACGAAAATAGCGGGAGCAGTTGAACTGGCAATAGATGCAGAAATACCAGTTATAGAAGCACTGAGTCCATCTATGTTTCCTCTTACTGGATTAATAAATGCTGTGCCTTTGGTTACTTGGCTTATAACATTTTTCTGAGCATCAGAAAAGATAACTGCTTCGATTGTACATCCGTCTGTAGAAAAGTATCCCATGTCATCCTCCTGCTTTCACTGTCGGATATCCTGTAGCGGAATCTCCACACGAAGCAACATCTCCCTGTCTCACTACACCTTTTCCGTTTGCTCTAACCGTCAAAGAACTTTGGTTCATAAATCCCGGCACTTCCCCGTGTCCCGGAATAGGTCCATGTGGAGTAAGCGGAGAACCTTGAAGTGCAATAGGTTGTCCACCAACCCGTACAAGAGGAGCGCCTATTGTAAGCATTGCACCAAATGGAATTGTTGGGTCTGTATTTGCTCTTGTTATTGGTTGTGCTGGCATAATATTTTCCTAGTTCAAGTCGATTCCAGCAGAACCCTTGAGTACCATGTTTTGATTTGTTTCGATATTAATACCCGCACTTGCAGTCATTTTTATGTTCAAAGCATCCACCACGAAATCTCCATGTTCGGATTTTGTGGTAATATTTCCGCCAATCTCTTGGTCTACATTTCCTTCAACAACTTGTTTTACATTTCCATCTACCTGAATGTCTGAGTCGCCTTTCACATAGAATGTACTTTGTCCATCAACTAGGACATTTACATTTCCAGTAACATGGACAAACTTTTTACCCAGTAGCAATTCATAATCATCACCTATTACCTTTACGACTTTACTTCCATCTGGATGAATTTCTTCAAAGGTTCCAGATTTATGCCAAGTATGAATTCTCTCTGCTTCCTCAGTGTCATCAAACTCTTGGATATGACCACTTTCAGATTCATATACATGGTTGAATGGATATTCGGCGGCATATGCTACATCTGGTTCTTTCCACTCATTGTCACCTGCTTCATTTGCAGTCGGCCGTTCTTCTTGTTCTTCTACATTCTCTGTTTTGGTTTGCACAATAGTGTCGGTTGTTATACCTCTTGCTAATCTGTTTGTGTCTTGTTCTGGTACGAAATCTTCTTTTGGATACTTTCCATTTGGATCATTAAACCCTTTTCCTGGTGTTGATGTTTCTAATGAAAACCCACCAATTGCTCCAAAGAAAACAGGTTCTTGACAACTCAATCCATCCCTAAAAAATCCAACAACCCATGTACCTTCTACTGGACCTACAGGAGCATTCCCAATACCGTTCATTGCAGAAGATGTTATTGGTTGAATTGGATATGCCCACGGTAAACTTTCTGTTGGTATTAATGTCTTATCTTCATGATGAAATCCCAGACATCTTACCCTGCACCTACCAAGTTGTAAAGGATCATTTCTATCTTCCACCACACCCTGAAACCAAACAAATCCATCTTTGCCCATATACTTCATGAGAACCACCCTCCAAATATGGAGTCGGTATTAGTTACTGAATTTTGTTGTTCGAATGATATTGAGTCTGGGGATTTTTCTTCGTTGGATTCTTTACACACTTTCATTTTTAATGTGTGGCCTTTTGTTTTACTTATCATATGCTGTATGGAAGTTATTAGATAATTTCCACTCAGAGTATTATCAACATTTACTGCTCCGTCCTGATCTGGGCCCTGAAATGAATTTATAATAATATGAACTACATTACCAACTCTTTTTGTACTATCTCCCGATACTTCTATAATCAACGAAGAAGATTTTAATTGTTCAATCTGTGCATCGTGCCGAGGCAACCACGATTCAATTCCATCATTACCACTATTTTCTTTAACATCACTAGGATCACCATACATGTTTGTTTGTGTTGGAGCAAAAAAAGTTTTGGATTCTGGTTTTCCGGCGTAGATGTTTGTATTTTTTGATAGAATTGGATGTGCATTTAAGGAAGGACATTTATCAAAATCTTCCAAATAATTATAGTTTGTTAACATATAGGATTTGGTGGTGATGTCATGTAGAAGAAGAGAAGAAGCATATGCTCCTCTATGTACTTCCTTACTTCTATCAAATTCACCAATTACCATTTTTCTAATATTGGACATCGAATCATCTATGTTTATTGGTTTGCTTATGTGATCTCTGATCATATCATTAGCATTATCAATTCCATACAGATATACTTGAGAGATATCTTGGTCAAACAATTTTCTTATTGAACGAAAATGAAATCCATCCATGTCTTGATAATAAACATAATCACACAACCTTGGATTGTCTGTTGATGCCGATCTTTTAGAAAGCCAATTTATTGCAACGAAGGGATTCCAGTGAGGTATGATGATACTTGTAGAATCATCAGTACGATCTATGCTGAGAAGTTGTCCTTCATTATATCTCTCATCCAATGTGGACATTGTTTTATCACTGTCATGAAGTATATAAGTGTGGTGTATATCTTCTACTATATCACTTATACTTTTATCAGTATATGCCTTACTGACGGTGCTGAACAGGTTTATCATAAATGTGGGGGAGACAAAATGAATATCATATAATTGAGATTGTTTGTTCAAGAGCGATGTTCTTTGAGAAATTTTATCAATAAGAAAAATGAGTTCTACTTCTTTGTCTATCGAGGGAGTGTGGAAAGATAGGGTGATATATTCTTGTCCGGTTATGGGAAAATTAGCAATAAGGTTAGACGCATCAATGTCAGTGCATACGCCATGCACACAATTTTGAAATAAATCTTCTGTAATTTCAACTGCGGCATACTGATTCATTATGCTAAGAGATGTTCCGTCTAATGTGGATATACTTATATCAGTAAGACGGATATCGTCCATCCTGATATATTTTGAAGAATCCGTAGGATTATTTGTCGATGTATCCACCATTACAGTTATGCTCCACGAACAAGAAATTTAAATTCTTTTATTACCTGATCCAAATACACAGGATTCAGTAAAGATATTTTTCTTTTGTCCTCGTTTTGTTCCATTTCATAATCATAATTTGTCTTTACATAATTACTCAAACTGTTGTATGTGTATCCATACAATAATGTCTGCCCAAATGTAACTCCACCAGAACCCATTGCTAGTTGTGTCGTTCCATTGTATTTTGAGAGGGGGTCTAACCAAACTTTATATGTTTGGAATCCCCCACCGACATCATCGAACCCGGCAGCAGAAGCACCTGTTGTCTCGAAATGATGTATCGATTGGGAGGAGTCGGTGACAATTCTTTTTACTACTGCTTCACCTACATTTTTATCAAGTCCGGTTCCACCAGTAGAGTTGTATGCCTTTACGACATCATTGGTAGAAAATGAATATTTAGAATCTACTCCAGTGACTGTAAGTTTATTTAGAACAGGGTCATAATCCTTCACCAATCCGCCCCAACCAGTAACTCCTGTTCCGTCCATTTTTACTAATGTGTCGTTCTTCTGAATTCCTCCAGTAACTCCGTCAGCGAAAAAGAGAGTAGTGCCAGGATATTTCTTCTTGATGTGTTTTTCAAATTTTCTAACACTCAACGGCCATTCAAAAAATACATCAAATTTGTTGTTAAACAACATAACAATCCAATGATAATTAGGAGAACCATACACGGCGTCTGCTATACTTTCTGGTGAATCATTATCATTAATGTTATACTGTACAAAATATTCGCTTCCTGTTACTCCATGATCAGAGAATCCGACCCTTCTTAAAATATCCACAGCAAGAACACTACCACCAGTTGATCCAGTTGCTCCATCCAATAATATTTTTGGGAAATTCTTAAAATACATTATCAATACCCTTCTTCTATCGACCTGGAATCAAGTAGTGACATTTCTTCGAATGTTAATGACATTAACATATTTGTGGGCGCACCATTTTCAAATGTAGAGAATGATCCAGAAGATGCATAGTCAACATTAATTTCCCTCAACGCACATCTGCCAATTTTATTAATCCAGTCGTTCTGCACAGCCTCACCAAATTCGTTTATTGAGTGATATTCAATTTCAAATTCAGCGGGGAATGTGTAAAATGCGCCTTTACCATATTTTGAACTGAGGGTAGGATATGCATATTTTTTAAATCGTTTGATTATTTGGTATGCTCTAACGGACTCTTCTGCATTTCTAGGAGAAAAGTTAAAGTTAAGTTCAAATTTTCTTGAAACGGGTTCACGGAACATTAATTGTTTTCTTGGGTTTGGTGCAATTCTTGCTCCTGCCAGGAGATATGCATCAACATTCGTATTCATTGAAACAAACGAAGCGAGACTATCGACTGCCGCCGCCGATTTCGTTATTAATCCTTTTGCAACAAGTCCTGTCCAGTCGTTAATAAGATTTTGCATGAAAGACATATCTTGTTGTTCATAATCCAAGAGGGAAAGCGATTGGATTTTTTGAGGCATATACAATGCAATTGTGTCTTTGGTTTTATTTATGGCTTCTCCAAATCTTGCAGTTCTTCCAGTTTCTTTAAAGAGTTGGTCATTACGATTTACATAATTTGTTAGTATGTTTTCATCTATGTCTGTTTTCTTTTGTAGAGCCGATTCCTCGGTGTCATTAAGATTAAGTTCACCAATGTTCTCTCCTGCTTCTTTGCCAAAAACCCACCCACCAATAATTCCGGTGGCCTGCAAAGCAAGGCTGTACCGATTCCAACCACCCTTTCCCAATCTCTTTGAAAGTTTGTTAGCGCCGTATAATCCAGCACCGGCTCCAAGAGCGCCGCCCATGATTCCAGAATTCATCACTTTGCCTTCGGCATTTTGTGCATCGGTCCATTCTTGTTCGTTCATATCATATGTTTCTGCACCACCACCATCATAAATATGAAAAACAACCATGTGGCTGTGTTTGTCTGTTCCTAATGTAATAGGAAACTGCAACCTGTCTGGAGAATCTCCATAGAAATCCCTCCCTGATGACAGATTCCCATCCGAATCTTGCATCAAATTTAGAAAAGAATCTGTGGCATTGGGATAGGATCCAAAGGCGCGGCTGCCGAACATATCTGTATTAGGTAGTGACATTAAGTATAGTTCCTCTAAATTAAGTTACATGAAAATCGGATACATAAGTATATATGGCATACAAAGGACGATACAAACCAAATCACCCAGAAAAATATATTGGTAATCCTACCAATGTTATTTATAGAAGTCTTTTAGAGAGAAGATTTATGGTATACTGCGACAAATACAGTAGTATATTGGAATGGAGTTCAGAAGAAGTGGTGGTTCCATATAAATCTCCAGTAGACAACAGAATGCATCGGTACTTCGTAGATTTTTTAGTAAAAATAAAGAACAAAAATGGAATAACCGAAACACTATTGATAGAAGTTAAGCCAAAAAAACAATGTTTGGCTCCCAAGAAACCCAAGACCAAGAAGAAAACAAGAACATACCTCAATGAAATAAAAACTTGGGGCGTAAACAGTGCAAAATGGAAAGCGGCAACAGAGTACGCAGAAAATAAAGGGTGGAAATTTATTATTATAACAGATGAGACTTTGGCTCCATAACTATGCATACATATTTACATGCCTGATGATCCAACAAAACTAGAACCACAATCAGCCGGCGCTGAATATACCAGCGGCCGAGTTTCAAACCCTGATATAATTCTTAATCGTAAGAATGTATTTGACGCTCTTGATGAAATGTTCAAAGAAACAGGACTTCCAAGAGGTTCTCAGGCAGCAATGACATGGTATAAGAGTCTTGTTCGTGAAATGTTTGAGATGACAGAAATGTCACCAGAAGAGACATTACTGAGAGATAAGACACGATTAATCCAAAAGTCAGGATATAAAAGACTTGGTGGAATGTACCTCTTTAACTATTTGCCAAAAACAAGAGCAAGATTAAAATATTATGATACAATCCCATTAGTTTTTATATTGAAATTTTATGGAGATGGGTTCCTTGGGTTAAACTTACATTATCTTGCCCCATCAATGAGAGAAAGGCTGTTTACACTTCTTAGAACCAGAATGCGTGGTCCTATCGAAAACCAATGGTCTAGATTGTATCTTTCATACGAAATGTTAAAGAATACCAGACAATTTAGATATTATAGACCATGTATTAAGAAATACAAGACTAAATATATTGGTTCAAGAATTTTACATATCTGGCCAAAGGATTGGGATTTAGCAATTCATTTGCCCATTGAAAGATTTAAAAAGACTAATAGATATCAAGTATGGATGGAAAGTAGACAGAAACTAATGGAAGAAAGACAGGGAATAGCAGAACAATAATGCCTATATTACCATCAGACTTTGCAGAGAATTTGTTCCAGATTGATCCAAGTATTAATCTTCCTTTAGTGGGCAATATTAATCTTTTTGGTGACAGGGGTTCAAAAGTTCCTAACGGAATTGATACTCTTGTTTCAAGCATTGCACATAAAAAACTTGCATATCCATTCAGGTATGAAATATCGTTCAACAATACAGATCCTTTGTCAAATTTAAGATTAGCAGTGTCGTGCGAGAGCATAACAATGCCAGGAAAGAATATTTCAACACAGGAAATTAAAACTCACGGGCCCGTGGATGACATGCCATACGAAGTTTCATATTCGGGGGATGTTGAAGCAGTTTTCAAAGTTGCGGGGGATTATTTCGAAAGAAATTTCTTCGACAAATGGCAAAACTTAATAGTGAGTCCGGGTAAAAATAATCTTGCCTACAAAGATTCATATTCTTGCGAAATTGAAATAACACAATTAGATTTACAAGACCAACCAATATATCACTTGATATTAGAAGATGCTTTTCCTAAGACAATAGGACCAATTGAACTTGGTGACGAGAGAGAGGGAATTCAAAAACAAGCAATAGGTTTCTCATACCGTCAGTGGAGAATGAAAGCACCAGACGAAATCGGATTCCTACAGGGCGTTATAAATAGATTAGACTTGAGAGGAAGATTAAATAGGCAACTCGATGGTATGTTCGGTGGAAGCATTCCAATGAACCCAACTGCAATCGGTGGCACAATATTAAATCTTCCGTGGGGATTAGACCCGGGACAAATTACCGAGCAAGGCGGCCTTGCTGTATCAGATTTCTTTAATGATTTGATTGGATAACTTATAAACATAATGGAGAATATTATGACACTACCAACACTAACACTACCAAAATATAAAATTAAAGTTCCCTCTACAGGGAAGACTGTTTCTTTCAGACCGTTTGTTGTCAAAGAAGAAAAGGTTCTATTGATTGCACTGGAAAGTGGTGACTACTCAATGATTGCAAATGCAATTAAGGATGTCATCAAAGAATGTACATTTGGAGAAGTAGACACAGAAAACTCACCCGTTTTTGATTTGTGTTATATTTTTATCAACATCCGAGCCAAATCGGTTGGAGAAACAACCGAGCCCGTATTTTTGTGCGAACATTGTGATGCACAAAATCCAGTATTAATTGACTTGACATCTATTGAGATTAAAAAGGATGAAAACCACACAAACAAAATTTCACTCGGAGAGGACTTGGGTGTTGTGATGAAATATCCTGGTTTAAATACAACAGAAGAAAATTCTGATGGAACAAATGATTCTATTGAAGCAATCTCTGAGTGCATAGAACTTGTTTATAAGGGAGATGAAGTATTTAAATCAAGCGAACAAACACCAAAGGACTTAGTGGAATTTATAGAAAATCTAACACATAGTCAGTTTGAAAGTGTGTTAGGTTTCTTTAATACCATGCCAAAAATTTCTCACAGCGTCAAGTTCAACTGCGTGAAGTGTGAAAAAGAAACTTCGTTGGAACTGGAGGGTATTGGTGATTTTTTTCTATGAGTCTCAGCCATGAGACACTACTGATATATTATAAATTAAACTTCCAAATGATGCATCACCACAAGTATTCTTTAGAGGAACTGGAAAACATGATGCCGTGGGAAAGAGAGATTTACACTACCATGTTAACTGAACACATTGAGCAAGAAAATAAAAAAATGGAACAACAAAGTAGACAACAATAATGTCAATAGATAGAATTAAACAACTCGAAGAAAGAGTCGCACAAGCAAAAAAAGATGTTCGTGCCCATATGTCTGTTTCAGAATTAAGTAAAGATTCTATTCGTGATATTATTGCCGAGGTTGGAGAGACACAAACAGTTATCAATAATTTGTTTGGTAAGTCAGACGCAGAGATAAAGGGATCTACTAAACTTCTTCGTGACGAGATAAGAAAACTTGTCGATGAGGGCACTAGTGCCGATGCCGCCAGATTAAAAGATATTCAAAATAGAATTAGAGAAATTTCAAAGATATCTGCTGAATCGGGTGGTGCTGAAAGTGAGTTTATACAAGAATATGGTGCTGCGGCCGCATCTGGTATGGCTAGAGCAAGGAAACACCGACTTCGTGGTGAGCGTTCAACACAAGACCCTTATGGGGCAGGATTATTTAGAACGGTCTTAGGAAGCAGATTGACTGATTGGATGATAGGAAGTCCGGCCGGAACTTCTAAAAAAAGAAGTAGAGCAGATTTACGACTTCAGATGGCAGAAGCAGACTTACCATCCGGTGGTTCTACAGATACCCCTGCTGAAAAGGAAGAAGCAAGAAGAGAAGGCGAAGTTCGTCAAAAAAATATAATACAAAAAGAAAACACTGTTATTGACTTGTTGGAAGAGATTCGTAATAACACCAAACTTCTTTTAGGTGGTGGAGGTGGATTCGGCGGCGGCGGCGGTGGTGGCGGTGGTGGAATTGGTGGCGGCGGCGATGCTGGCGGCGGCGGTGGTGGAGGATTCTTAAGAAACTTATTTTCAATGGATAACCTTTTACTCGGAACGATGGTCGCCGGACCCATTGGTGCCGCTGGAAAAAAACTTGCACAGACAAGAGCAGCACAATGGGCTGCAGGAGCATTAGGATGGGGTGGTCGAGGCGGCGGGTGGGCCACCAGTACAATGAATCCAGGCCGCCGTATGATAGGATTTGGAGCCCAAGCATTACCGAGAGGCCGGTTTGCAACACAGTTGGCCAAAATGGGAACAGCGACCCGGGCCCTCGCCGGCGGCAGATTGTTCAGTGGATTAATTTCCTTTGGTGTTACAGAAGCGGTTTGGCAACTCGGTAATGCATTTTTAGATTCATATAACGAAGATATTATGAAAGCACAAGGCGTTTTGTCAAGTGGGTCCACTTATGTTGACGCCGGAGGTGTTACTCGTTCTATGGACACAGTACAAAGAGATATGTTTGGAAACATAACAACCCCCGGTGGTGTTATATTTGATCCCAATGCACCAGCGGCAATAAGTAAAGATTCACAGGGAAGGATGCGTACTGAAACTTATATACAAACGCAGGCGAGAAATAAACTTAAGGATAATGAAAGAGCAGTTATTCTGAAGTTAGAAGAAGCCGAACGATGGAGAAAACTGGGAGTCTCCGACACCGGAGGAATGACAGGCGCCGACGGTAATTGGATAGACGGTCAAGAACAGGCAAACTATCTCCTCGGTCAAGCAAGAGGGATGATAGAACACAGAGCCCAACTGGTTAATAGTTTTGGTGCTAGGTCCATGGACGAAGCAGTTACGTTATTGAAATTCTCAAAGAATAATCATGGTACATCCCAAAGACTTTTGGATAGAATGATGGACACAACAAGAGGCGGCCTCTTTGGTGAAAGCACAGACAGAGGTGCAATTACTGATACAAAAAATTTGCTGAATTTACTTGACCCCGGCCGGCTGAATCAACAATTTTGGCAAGACCTCGAGGCAACCGGCGCACAATTGAGTTCAGAAGGATGGCAAGCAGGGAAGAGTTCCCAATTGAGAATGATGAAGACAATGGGGTGGGAGGTGCAGGGCACTAAATTCTTATGGAGTCAGGGCGAGTTGCACGGCGGCCCTGAGTGGGGAGATAGAAATAGAGAAGCGGAAAACCGCATTAAAAGCAGAGAAAGTCGATTGAACCCGGATGGTAGTGTAAACGAAACCGCAGGTTGGACATTTGAACAAAAACGAGATGCTCACGGTGGTTCTATGCTTCCATATGACACCCGCGACGACAATGGTAATATTATTCCGGGATATAGGAATCCAAAGCACCCAAGATATAACAATGGGAAAAAACCTCCACGACAAGTATCAATGCTTCCTTCAATAAAAGGTAGTTTACCACGGATACTTGCCCTCGATAAAAACGCTTATAATATTTTCAATAACACATCCGCCGGTGTAGCAGATGCACTCGCTGTGGCGATGGTCAATAATGCAAAAACAAATGTGCAGAATACGACAAATTATATTGCTGACCCATACGATGAATCTTCTCTGGCAGATGGCGACCGAATCGCCATGATGAATGATGTTAATTATAATTTAAGATACACATAGAAAAACCCCACCCGAAGGTGGGGTTCTCCCGTTACCACAACGAAGTTAATTTCTCAACCCTCGTTGGCCAACTTTTCAAAGTAGGACAATGCGTCATCATCATCAACAGTTTCACTGACGCTCTTGCTTTCCTCTGAACTCGCGGTGGGTTTGAACTCACTCTCTGTCGTAGACTCAGCAGTTTCGGTAAACCGAACATTTCCACCAAGCACCTTTTCAAGATGCGTTTTCAATTCATCATAAGACTTGAAGTTTGATGGGTCACTAAAGTCTGCAAGAGAATATTGCTTCTGCCACAATTCTTCAAGTTGTGCATCATCTCCGTCAAGAAGTGGTGATGCATCTTCAAATTCACTCTTGTCGTAATTAACAAATCCTGCAACCTTGCGAACCTTAAGGCGGAAGTTTGCACCACCCCAAAAATCAAACGGATTGATTGCAGTTTCATCTTCAAACTCTGGCTGCATCTTCTCCATAATCTTGTCAAAGATTTTCTTTCCGTACTTATAAAGGAATACCTTACCTTCATTTTCAGGATTCTTGGGGTCAGAAACAACAAGAATGTTTGAGTAGTAACTCAAACGGCGCTTGCGGTTTCGTGCAATGTCCTTATCGGATTCAACACCACTGTTCCACAGTTGGGTATTCATTTCCGATACTGGGTCTTTATCACCAATTGTGGTACGAGAGTTCTCGATATACCAACCACCAGGTCCTTTGAACCCGTGATTAAATACACGAACCCACGGAAGGTCTTCGTTTTTTGGTGTAGGAAGGAATCGAATGACTGCATACCCATTGGATGCCTTATCCAATTCTGGCTTCCAAATTCGGTCGTCCTTGTAGGACTCACTCTTCTTTGAAAGTTTGTCTAATTCACCAGTCAATTTCTCGAAACTGGACCTTGAATTGCTTTTCATGTTTTCAAATGACATATGTTTTCTCCTATATGTGCGTGGTGTACGATATGTACGTTATGTAAAGGTATATTATACAGCAGGAACTCCCTGCGTCAAGTGTTTTATACTGGTAATTTTGAAATTTTTGGTAGGAGATTGCTGCCTTGGCCTTCTCTTTGAATCTTCTCAATAATTGGCTGAGAAATCAACTTGGCTCCGAATGCAACATCAATGTTGTAGGTATTACATGATTGAATAACGGCTTCGATATAAGAATCGAATTCTTCTGCTAATTCTTCAACCATTTGACAAAATTCTAATTCTGTAACATTCATAACAAATCTCCTATAAATATATAGGTGTATGGTACATCAAGTAAGACATAATGTCAATTCCTTATACATATATTAGGTAAAATAATGTGAATATTATTAGGAGAAATTCATGCCTAAAGGATCAGTTCAAATCTCAGCAACAACAGGTACTACTGGTGCCTATATTCTCACCGAAAGACACGGAATCACCTGTGTTGGCGGTATTTCCGCAGGGGTTTCTGGTGTAACTGGATATGATGTCCAAGTTGCCAAAATGGTATGGGGAAATACTGGAGAGTACTATTGGGTAGATAGCACTTACTCTGAAATCTCAGGCGGAGGGGGGAGTTGTGGTAGAGGACCACTTCCTGTCCAGATGAGAGATGCTTCTGGTGCCGCAGTTAGTACATCAGCAGTTAGTGGTTCTACAAGCAGAGCAGTTGATGTTAATATTTTAAATCAAGGCGGAAGTGCTTCTGTATTGAGTATGCAAAACCCAGATGCGGGGTTAGGCACAACCAATGGTGCATATATTGCAGTTGCAGGTACGACCAACGGAGCATATGTTCCAGTTGCAGGTTCTACTGCCGGCGGAGCAATCCCTCATGTTGGTGCGACTATGGACAAAGGTACAACCTTTGGAGCAAACGCAACAAGTGCAAAAGCATTGTCGGCGACTGGTGCGTTCTACGGAACAATTTCTTCAAAACTAAGAGCATCTGCCAGTTATCTTGGACAAATGAAAGTAGGTGGAACTGGTGCAGACGGTACTTATAGAGTATCTGGACTTTCCGCAGACATTCGTTCTTTCGCGGCTGGTGTTACCGTATCAACTGTTGCAGAACTAACAGGATTTACTTATGCAAACTCAATCGCGGCAATTGCAGGCGGAGTAACAATCGGAATCGGTAGTGTTTCTGTAGACAACCCAGTAGTAATGGGTTCAAGTACTGCCGGTACTGGTGGTGCATATGCAGGTTCAGCAGGTATTCAAATAAGAACTGCTTCTACCGTGCTTCAATCTGGTGTTCGAGTTAAGAACACACATGGTTCTGGCACGCTTACTGTTTCTTATGACGCAGCGGCCGGTTCTACATCAGCAATGACTGGTGGATGGGACTTGGATGACAGAGAAGAAGTCTTTGTCGAAGTGGACAACTTAACCAAAGTTTATGTACGAGGAACTGTGGATGCAGGAACTTCTTACTCCTACTACGCAACCTGATTATGTCACTGCATGAAAAGGTTTTTAGAAAAGCGGCAAAGGGCGGAACAGAGAAAGCCGGCAGAAGTGCTATGCATTCTGTTGCGAATACTGGTCCACAATTAAAGAGAAGAGAATTCTTTGCAACAAGTTCAGAAGACACAAAGGGCGGACAGGGGTTCGACCCAGATGATATCAGTGGATGCATGTTATGGTTGAAAGCAGATGCAATCACCAGTCACAGCGACGGTGATGATTTAACTGCATGGAGTGATTCTTCGGGAGAAGGAAATGACATTACTGTTCCCGGAACGGCCGCAAGAAGACCACACTACAAGACAGGTATCATGAATAGTCAACCTGCAATTTTGTTTACAGGTTCTGCTGATGAATATTTGACTACTTCTGGTATCAATAACATAACAAAGGGTGGTGTTGATTTCAGTGTTTTCTTGGTAGTAAAACCAACAAGTGTATCAACAAACAACCAATTGATGTTTGGTTCTTATACAACCACAAATTGGCAGAACACTGGCGCCTCCACCGCTTCTAATAAACTTGCAATGGGAATTGATAATGCATCGAAATTTGCTGTATATGGTGCAGATATCGATAGCGACAAATTAATAGGAACAGCACTATCTGACGACACAGCATATGTTCTAAGTTGTGTCTATGATGATTCAGCAAACATTATGTGGCAATTCATAGATGGAACACAATCAGACAAAGAAACATCTTATGAAAGTGGTACTAATTCAGCAGCACATCCCACAATGGGCGCAATCCTTACGAGTGGCAGAGGTGGAACTACTTATAGCAACGAATACACAGGTTACATTGCTGAAGTAGTAGTATTCGATTCAGTATTGTCCGAGAGAAACTTGGTGGACATGCACCATTATCTTGGAAACAAGTACGGAATTAGTGTACCGTCTAAATCTCGTTATTGATTGACATCTCTTCTTGATAACTTCGGATGGCATCCAATAATGCTTTTGCATATCTGTTTGGTTTATCTTCAAAGACTTGAGGAAC